TGGGATGAATCAACAGATGATTTGATTCTTGGAAGTTCATCAAAATTGGGAATTGGTACTACTTCGCCAGCGGTAGCTCTTGAAATTGATGGTAACGCTGCTGACAATACTACAGTTGAACTGTTACGGTTATCAGCCGCTCAAGGAGAAGCACAATCTTGTAATCTTATAATGAAAGCAAGGCACGATGATTCTGGAGGGGCAACACTTTTTTCCTCTATTGAATCTGCAAGAAATGATGGGGGAACAACAGGTCTGAATTTAGCTTTACAGCCCAATGGAGGCTCTGTCGGAATTGGTACTACTTCACCCTCACAAATGTTACATATTAACGGAGCTGTTCCTACAATATTATTTACAGATGGAACGAATGGTGACTTGGGATTT